CTTATAATTCCCTACAGAATTGTGTGGTATTCTCCAAAACAATGTTCCATCTACCTGACCTTGTGCTGCACTTCCATATAACAGAGTTCCTGTAGGTGATACATGAACAAGTCCTGTATCAAAGTTTGCTGTGTTGTTTCCTAAACGAATTTGAAATGGATGGCCAGTGACATTCAACTTAAAGCCTATAGTTGTAGCACTAAATGTAGATATATTGGGATTATTTAACGAATCATATTGAGAAAACAAATACGCAGCAGAACCGGAATGTGTTACTTCCAATATTGTTGTAGCACCAAATGATAATGCAAGGTTTGCAGATACATTGGCTGCACCAAAACTGGAGTTTGCATGGATAAAAGCTGAGTTAGCATATGAACCAGCACTATTAGCAGTTTGAAATGCTGAGTTAGCATATGAACCAGCAGCTCCGCTACTAGCGCTATTAGCTGCCAAAAAGGCTGCGTTCGCATGGATAAAGGCTGAGTTAGCATATGACCCAGCACTATTAGCTGCAACAAAAGCTGAGTTAGCATAAGAACTCGCAGCAGCTGCACCACTAGCACTATTAGCGGCCGCAAAGGCTGCATTTGCATGAACAAAGGCTGAATTGGCATAAGAACTGGCACTATTAGCAACTGCAAATGCTGAGTTGGCATAAGAACTGGCAGCAGCTGCACCACCAGCACTATTAGCGGCAGCAAAGGCTGCATTTGCATATGACGAAGCACTATTAGCAGCTTGAAATGCAAAGTTTGCTGATCTTTCTGATAAGACTGACAGCGACATTTTTCTTGTCGTTGGAGTTCCGCTTTGTAAATCAACAACTAAAAATATTGTATTTTGCGTATTAGACGATGGTGTTGAAAGAAAGTTTAATGCATTGATTGTTGTTTTAGTATTGATAGCTGCGTTAGCGGTGTTGGCAGTAATAAATGCACTATTAGCATAGCTACCAGCTGAGTTGGCAGCTGCAAAAGCACTATTAGCGTAGTTAGCTGTTGACATTTTTTTTTATATTTCCTATTATAGTATTATCAATTCGTTAGTTTCGGTGACAAGTGGTAAATTATTTTCAGTAAATATTAACAGAGGTTGAACTTCACTTAAAATAAACATTTCTTGTAAATTAGATGTTTGACTAAATGCTGAATTAACTGTTAATAAAGTATCACTTATAATACTAGTAATGTATCTAATTTCTGTGTTAACAGCTACACTAGAACCAAGAGAAATAATATCTAAAGATTGAGCAGAAAGGAACTTGGTATTTATACCTGTTATGTGGATACTAGTATTTACATTAACCGTGCCTGAAATTGTTTTAGCAAGAGTAATCGCTGCTGACGATAAATTATTTGCAGCAACAACTTCGTCAATCTTATACTCCGCATACTGAATGAAACCAGCTGGATGGATTAGATTTTTAAATATTTCTTTGAATTTACTAAACTCAACGGACGATGATAGAACATATGCATAGTCAACATAATATTCACGACCTTGAACAACTCGCTCTGATGCTGATAAGATACTATCTGAAGTTGTCCAACGACCGGGGAATGTTACATAACTTGATTCAACTTCAGCATTTGCAGTAGCTGTTCCGTCTCCAGAACCAGTTAAATCAATCTGTGGAGGAAATTCATATCCGGCACCAGGATTAAGTATACGAATTTTTAGAATTGCACCCAAAGCCTGGTCGGCAGAACCGTATAAATTTTCACCATCACCCATCAATGCTATAATAGAGAGGTTGGCATTTGCACCTGATGTTGATGATACTGTTATTGTTGGCAATTTATCATTAGAAAAATTCTGTCCGCCGATTAAATGTTTTCCATGAACACCAATGTTTTTATTTGTTGTGGCGTGTGTGAAGTTAACATTAACATTTAATGATGTATTCGATGAAATGGCATTAATATATCTCGACTGATTATTAATCATAATCAAATCACCAACACGCAAATCTTCTTGAAATTTTGTATTTGTTCCAATGACGGTAACATTAGTTGTATTAAATGTGTTAGCTGTTCCCACAATCCTTGATGGTTGAAATTCAACTTTTGTAATTGCACCAGTTGAGGATACACCAGTAACAGCAGCCGCAGCACCAATACCGAAAGACATTGTTTTATTTGAAAATAGTAACTCATCACCAACTTGATAATTACTACCACCGTTATTAATTAGAATTCTACCTAAAGACCTAGAACTTACAATAAAGTGGGTCGTACTGTTTGCAAGATATTGTGCAGAGTCAGCATCAAGTGTTGGTACAGTTGCAAATGCGGTATTAGCAAAAAGAATTGCTACGTTAGTAATAGCACCAATACTAGTTATTGTGCTAAAACTAAAAGCATCAATCAATTTTGTATTAGCATTTTCACCACCTGGTACAACAGTCGAACTAAAACCATAATCTGAATTTGAAATATTAATACTTGCAAAATCAGAAATTCTATCCGTGTTAACAGTAAATGTATTTGCGGTATTTTGGCCAGATACATCAATATTATCAATAGCTAATGTTAGTGCAGAATTAGCTGCAAGGCCAACTACGTTAACATTCGAACCTACTTTGAAACCTGCGCCACCCTGTAGTACATCAATCTTATTAATAACACCCGAAAACACTTCAGTTATGATTGCTTCAGCTGATGTTGTTGATGATCCACCTGTTATGATAACTGGATCACCAACATTATAACTTGATCCGCCATCAATAATGTATATGGTGCTTAAGTTAGATAAACCCAAAACTTTAATTGATATCAATGAATCATCATCCGGATCAATAATATCTAATAAAGCATTTTCACCACCATCAAATGATCCAGTTAATGTTTTGTTATTAATGTATAATTCAAATGTTGGCACAGCGTCACTTGTTTTCTGTGATGTTCTTTCAACGATAGCTGTTGCACCAGAAGTTACTCCGGTTATTTTTCTATTTTTTAATAAATCAAAATTAAAAGATGCATACAAAACTTCAATGCTAGCACCATTTGCAGGTGCATTATTAAATATTAATTTTCTTGACTCACGGCGAACATTGTATCCAGATGTTTGAACAACACCATTAATATAGACTGTAATTTCATCAGATGCAACTAATTGTGCTAATTTAAATGTTTTGTTTGTTGCATTACCGGTATATACACTATAAACTGTTTGTGAAATCTTAAATGCATTTTCAATCAACCATTTACCATCAGAGGCTCTAAGGATGTTTGTCTTTGGTTGTAATATTTCTAGTTCTTCATCGTAAAGAAGTCTGAACAATAACTTAAATGATTTCTCATTGCCTTTTGCTAAGTAAAGTGGCAGAACGTGCTTAAGTAAAATGGCTCTGTCAACTTGAACATCCTGTGGAAACAAATCCGCATATGTTGAGAAAAAGTTATCGTGAAAATCATCAATTGAGGTATCAACATCAGTAATATAACGAAGGTCTTTTGACTTTGTTACCAAGTCATTTAATTGTGTTCCTTGTGCCTGTTCCAAAAATTCATAATATGCCTCAAGGAAAGCAATAAAATTAGGATGTTCTTCACGAACAAACTCCGGTAACTGATTACTAATCAGCAGAGAAGTTTTTTGGTCAGCCATTAAGTGTTATTCTTTTTTTCTAGTGTTGTTAAAATAGAAGTTGGATCATCAACATCAATCGTGATAACCGTGTCTCTTGTTGACTGAATGATACCTTTTTCAGCCTCAATATTCATTCTAATTAATCCGTCTATAGAATCAACCGAAATGAATCTAATGTCACTAATAGTAATGATACCGTTATCATAATCAATTGTACCGGCATTAGAATTAATAATTTGTCTCTGCGCTAATGTGTCGTAATAAATTGTTCTTAATGTTCCTGTTCTACCATCAATAACAGCAACAGCCTCTGCACCATAACCACTACCACCTGATATAGTTATAATAGCTCTGGTATAATCAGCACCACGATTTGTCATATTGATGGTTTGAATTCTGCCATTAACAATAATGGCCTCAGCAGTCGCACCAGTACCATCACCACTTATTGTGATAGTTGGAGCAATTACAAAACCAGAACCAGGATTTGTAATTTGAATTTCAGAAACACCGGTGTATGATTGTGGTGCTTCTTCAAACAATGCATTTCTTGGTGTGCCTATCGTGTCGTTGATGGTAAATGCGGTCGATGTTAACCTATTTGTTAGTGTTCCACGGTGCAATGGCACATTATATTTAATTTCATAACTTGCAGATTCATTTAGTTTTGGAGTAAACCTTCTTTGTAAACGAACAATCGTCTCTGAACCAACAATGGCATTAATTTCAACATTGTCAATAGAATCTTGCAGCTTTGATTGGATAAATGTTGAATTGAACTTATCCAAATATGTTGTTTTGTAATTTATGATTGCTTGTTTAATTGAGTTTTTGAGTGTTTGCTCATCTGATGAAGTTTTTCTTGCATCATATTGCACAAGACTTTGAATAATTAGAAATAAGTATTGCGTGTCACGAATTTCAGCCTGAACAGAAACAATAGCCTTTGGATTAATAATCTCATCAATGATTCTTTGTTTTTCTGTTTCTGAAATATAATAACCATCTTTTGGTTTCAATGAAATGTAAACTTTACCAAATACTTTAGGTATTTCATCTTCACCACCCCAAACAGATAAACTATCAATACTTGGATAATTACTCTTAATATATGCTTCGTAATCTTTAACCGTTACTAATCTATTTTGTGTTGCATACTGTGCTGCAGCTGAATATTTAATTGAGTCAACAGATTCATTTATTGAACCACCGGCCGCAACAGAGACAGTATCAATTGTCAGAGTAGAATATATTCCAATATTTTGTGTGCCAATAAATGATGCAGCTTTGTTTGCCAAATCACCCTTTGTTCTTAGGTATTGAATTGATACGATGGCACCATCTGGTAGTTTTTTACCAACAACATCATCACCAAAATAAATTTCATAGTTTCCATTTCTACCTTCTTGTAGAAAGAAAACTTCACTAGATGCTGTAATATCCAGCACATCAGTAACTTTAGAATAAATTGATGTTTGTGTGTTACCTGAATTTGGTCTAACTGAAACATATATTGATGCAGTATCTACAGTAGCATCATTAATTGTGAATATAGATTTTGGATTGTCGATCTCGGTATAGGAGTAATTAAAGATTACCAATTGACCTTCATAAATTTCTATATTTTCAAAATAGAAAGCTGTACCAGATTTTGTTACTGTGTATTCATTAAGTGTTGTGAAGGTGTAGGATGTACCATCAATCACATCAGATTGAAATGTATAGCCTTTCGGAATAGTAACAGAATCGGGTGTTGATGATCCAGTTTCAATTGTTACATTGATAATAGCAACCGGTGCTGTGTATGAAAACGGTGTATAATTCAACATCTTAGCATGAGACACAACCGAATCTCTTAGAATAGCGGTATCTAAGAACGACTCATTGGCAACCATATTCAAGTAATATGCATTGTAATGGGTGTTGTAGGCTAAAACATCAAGTAGGATGTTTAAACCAGCGCCTTCAAAATCATAGTCTTGAAATTTGGTTTGTTGCTTTAAAAATGATTTTAAATTTGTTTTGATTTGGTCAAAATCAAGTTCGGTAACTCGTAAACGGTTTGCCATTTTATCTTATCCGTTGCAGCAAAAATCTTATTGTTATTGGTTCTGTTCTGTTGATAATATCAAACTGTAAGTATACACCAAAGGCGTTTTGTTCTTCATTAGGTGTGATATCCAAGGCTAATACTTTAACTCTAGGTTCAAAGTTTTTAATAGTCTGCCTAATTTCTCTATCTAAATTTGATGCCGTGATATTATCAAGTGGTTCAAATAAAAGTCTACGAATATTGGAACCTAAATCTGGTTGAAATGGACGCTCATAATGATTTGTAACCAACAAGTTCCGAACAGAATGAATGACAGCCTGCTCGTTAGTCCAGATGTTAATATCTTTCTTAACTGGATGAATATTGAAATTCAAGTCCAGGTCGCTGTATTGCCTATTGATTATTGAGGATGCCATGTTCTATTTATGAGTTGATTCTTGACAATAATTTGTCCGTACCAATAAATTCATTGACCAAATACGATTCCGTTTCACCCATATTCACGAATTTTTTAGTAGCATTATAACTATCTACAAAGTTCTTTAGATTCGTAAAGAATATAAAATCATGATCCATTCTTGTTCCAAGCGATGTATTGGCTGTGGAAAGTCCTGTTTGGATTGTTGTAATCTGCCCGGCTGTTAAATTTGTGGTTGATACTACAGTTACATTACCATTTGGATCTGTAGTTGTTGTTGTCGTAATACTATTATTGATTGTTGCAACATAAGGAAACACAAGATTTGCATTTGCACTAATTTGTGGACCAACTAGAATACTGGTAAAATTACCAAGTATTGGTGATGTATTTGTTATTCCATCCGTTTGATTGGTAATGTACAAGGCTGTTTTACCCAAAGGTACAGCTGTATCATAGTATGGATATTCAGAGTCTTGGCCAACAAACGGAACTACACCAGATAATCTGTTTGTGTGCAATATAAAAGTATTAGCTGTATTATTTAAACTTTGTGCAAGAGCATAAATTGTCTCAAGGCCTGGAACAGTATTGGCTGTATTATATATTGTGATAATAGAATTAGCCGTAGTTTTAATTGTTGTTGCATCATTAGCAACAGGATTTTTATAGTATCCATTAACTGTGTTATTTGCAATATCTTGTGCCTGCCATGTCGTGATAAATGATGGCATAGAATTCAGATGTGCAAGTGTGTTTGCTGATAATTCTTTCACATCACTATTAGGGTCATTAAAATTATAACCCAATGTGGCGTAAACTCCAGTAGCATTATTAGTTGTAGGCATAATTTAAACTCCAATAAATCTCATCAAAGGTGGACTTGTCGGTCCTTTAGGTGAAGTATGTATGTGTGAATTATAAATGGCTGATGTAATAATATCTACCATCAACACCGCATCCATTATACCACAAGAAGCTTTTCCAATTTCTGCTAAAGCAAAAGCAGCAGTAGGTGCAGTCACATTAACGGATGCTAAAACAGTACCAGGAACAGTTGCACCAACTGGCATTCCTACTGATACACCACCACTAGTAGTAAACCCCAATAAACCAGCAGAAACACCACCAGCTGCATCAACTCTACCGCTCAATCCAGTTAAATCTTGTGCAAACAAATTAAATGCTGTGAGATCACCGTCAACTCTTATATTTGAATTGAATATAAGTTCGCCACCTGAACCTCCACCATCTAGTAGAACAGAACCAGTGGGGTTAGAAGATGATAATTTAATATCTTCATCTGATGATATTTTTATATCTTTTTTAACACCTACTGTATAATTACCTTTTGTTGTTAAATTAAAATCTCCATCTACAACAAGGTTGTAATCTCCACCAACTTTCATATTACAATCACTATCAACTATAATATTACACACACCTTTAATTAACACATTTTTATTTTTGATGGTAATTTCATAACCATCACCAAAAACTTTATGCACCTCATCACC